CTATTCAAAAAACTTTTGAAAGCATGGCAACATTTGCTTTAGAAAAAACTTATAAAAACAGATCTATGGTAGAAAAATTAAGAAAGACTTACGAATCAAGAGATTTACTTCCTGAAAATTCTACAGATTTAGATTTAGCTTTGTTTCTTAGAAGTGAACAAATGAAAAAAGTTGAAGCAGGTACTTTAGATCCTGCAAAAGCAAAAATGATAGACTTTTTTGATGCCACTCCAAAACAAGCTGAAGATATTATGAGATACTTTAAAGATAGAGCATTAAGATTAGCAAAACAAAAAGGATCAAATTTTACATCACAAGAAATTACAGCCCAACACATAAAAATAATTGATGACATATTTAAAAAAGCTGACCCATCTGAAACATTATTAGAGTTACAAGAAAAAGCTAGAAAAAAATACAGTGTTTTAGTAGGAGAACAGACTGATAAAGGATTATACGTTCCAGATGTTATAGCGAGTAGAGCAGGTATTCGTAAAAAAAGAGAAACCATTGTTAGAGAAAGAGAAGGCAACTATAAATATAAAGGTATTAATGTTATGCGGCCAGAAACTCCTTTTTATAATATTGCCGAATACGCTGAAAGATTTGTTTATGCAAAAGCAAATAGAAGAGGAACTGAAGCTGAAGACATGCTTTTAAAAATACAAGAAGAAAAAGACAGAATATTTTCTTTTTTAGGAGCATCAAGAAAAAAAGATGCTGATGGTGTGGAACAATACGCATTTGATTTGCGTGAGCCTAGACAAGAAAAAATATTACAAATGGCAGAAAAACTTATGAACACCATAATAACTAAACAACTATCTTCAGCGTTAAAAGATACAGCCGAAAATGTAGCAAATAAAGTTAAAGCATCACAAGGTAGAAAAATAGTTGATTTAGATAGTATAACTCCTGAAAATTATAATTTTACAAACGCTATAAATATAATAGAATTAGAAAAAAAATTGTATATACCTGTAATTAATAAAAATGGTCAAACAATAAGTATGCCACTTTTTAGTGCAGATAAAATTCCGGGATATACTGTAGATATTACACAACACATGAAAACATCTAAAAAAGCAAGAGAAGCCTTTCAAGATATAGTGGATGAAATAAACGACACTAAAGGAGCTTTACATATAGAAGCAAAAGGAAAGCTTGATGCGGAAGAATTAGATTTAAATAATCTTTCACAAGTTATTAATTATGTAAAACAGCCTAAAAGATTTTTTGAAGAACATTTTCAAAATGCTACAGCAGAAAGCATAGAGAGACTTGTAGAAGATTTAGTAGCTAAAAGTAAAGGTTTGAGTGATAAAAAAGGATTATTTACAGAGAAAAGAATACGTGATTCTTTAAAATATATGTATTTAAAAGGAATTTTTGAACGAGCAAATGTTCAAACAACAGGCGTAAATATTTTTGCAAAAGCAGGAGAGCCTGCTGCAGATGTTGCAAGAAGTGAAATGAAAGATGTTGTTAGTTTTACAAATACTATTTTAAACAAAGCAAATAGAGAAGTTGCTGAAGCTGTGTTAGGAGTAGACAGTGAACACATGAGTATTTTAACAGGCATGGCACAATGGATCTCTTACGCAGGAGGTAATCCTAGAGGTTTTGCACCAAGAGGTGACACAAAAGGTTTAACAATAGATAATATATTTTCAAGAGTATTTAACATCGCAAGAGGTATGGTTAGTCCTTTGTATGTTGGAACAGAAATAGCTACCAGAATGTTACTTGAAAAAAATCAATCTTTGTTAACAATTGCGCTACGTGATAAAAATGCTGCACAACTTATGGCTAAAATAATAAAAAATCCTGAAGGGTTTTCTAAAAAAGACATAAATAATTTTGCTCAAAGAATAAAAGTTTACGTTACTATGGCAGTTATTCAAGGAAAAGGAGGTACACCTACTTTAAGTGAATTTATGGGTCTTGACGATCAAGAAATTTATATGGAACAAGGAAAATTATCTCCAAAATTTACAACAGAAGGAATAAATTAAATGAAAATGTACAACAACGGACAACGCCCTGCTAAAATGTACGGTGGGGGAATGGCATGGAGAAAACCTATGCAAATGGGTGGACTTGCTCAACAAAACAGAAAAATGACAGTTGGCTCTGCGGGTATGCAAAACCCAATGGGAACAATGACCGAAAAGAAACGATACGACATGGGTATGGCGTACGGCGGTAAAACTAAAAAGAAAAATTAAACGAAAAAGTAATTCTTAATTTATCATCGGTTTGATTTTTTAAACCAACTCTGTGTTCTAACCCTGCAGGAAAAATAATTAAATCACCTTGTTGTATGCTCGGTGTAAATTCAGCTTTGTATAGTGGGTCGCTAACTTTTTCTAAATTTACTTTCGGGTTTCCTAACATAGCAATTCTCCAATGATCGTGTGGATTCTTAATTATAAAATTTCCATGCACATCTCTGTTAAAAGATACAAAATAAACGCCACTTAAAATAGCAGGTAAGTGGTGATGATATTCTTGCCAATGCGTTCCTCTATACGCATTAAACCATCCTTCCCTTTTTAAACTTCCTAAATCATATCCCAGTTTTTGTAATATACTTTCTGCAGGAGCAGTAATTAAATCAAAACATATTTGTAATTCTTTTTGAAAATCGTTGTTATTATTAAAGGTAGTCCACACATTACAATTTTTCCAAGAATTTGTATAGTATGTTTCATCGTTAAAATGTTTTTCTATTTTTTTGTATATTACATTGTTTACAAAATTAACATCTTTAATGTTTTCTTGAAATATCCACGCATTAAATATTGGCTCAATCATAATGTTAGTTTGTTTGTAAATTCTCCGTATTCCCCATCCAACCAATAATTAAACGCTACACAATAACGATCTTGATTTGAATTATTTTGTTCAACTGAATGTACGCAAGTTGAAGGGAATAACACTATCATGCCATTTTGAGGGTGTAATGACCACTCCCTAGAATTTAATACGTGATACTTATTTAATACAGGCATTAAATTTGGTGTAATATATGTTGGGTGATTTGTATCGTTGTGAAATACTATTCTACCTGAATCGTTGTTACATTGTATATATATTACACCACTATAAATACTGTGTGCATGGTTATGTTGATGTGCGTTATCACCATTTAAATGTTTAGTTGCCCACGAACAAGTATGCCTTAATTTATACTTTTTGTTTATTGATAATTCGGTATACACAAAATAATTTAAATGTCGTTCAACTATTCTTTTAAGCTCTATACAACTTTCTAATACTTTTTGGTTTTTTGTACACGCACCATTGCCTACTTTAATTTCATCAATATATTCTAAATTTTTAATGTAATTTAATATTGAAGGTGTAATACTATCGTACGCCTGATATAATGGCGTAGAAAACAAAGGTGTGATTTGCCAGTTATCTTGCATCAAAATTAAAAGCTATAACAGTCTTTCTTACATCAAGATCTATTTTTGCACTCCTATGACTAAAAAAACTAGGAAAGAAAATTACATCTCCTTCTTTTGCTTTGTACTTTATTAACTTATCAGTTGGGAATCTTTTAATTTCAGTTCTGTAATTTTCGTGAGGTAATTCAAGAAAATAAATCCCTGACAAATTAGAACTTTGGTGTGTGTGCCATTGATGAGTATCACCTTTATAATACTGTTGAAACCAAAAATTATCAAAAATAAATTCTTTTACATCAATATTCTTTTTTAATTTATTAAAGTGTTTAATTATTTTTGGCTCTATAATTCTACGGTAAGGTTCACTTGTTTTATTAGGTTGGTAAAAATCAGTTTTTGATATATTATCATCAAGCTCTTTAACTTTTTTGCCTTTACATCTATCAATCAAATAAAGTAATTCATCTTTAATTTTTTTATGTTCTTTTAATTCAAAATGCCAAATCATTTACTTCTCCTTTTTAAAGTCTATATTAATTACCATTCTTTTTTTACACTTATGCGGATGTGAAGCAGCGTGTAGTATATCCCCTCTAAAAAATACAAACCTACCTTTTCTTGGTTCTATTCTTTTCATAACTGTTCTATCTTTATTAAACAACCAAGTATCCCCATCACTATTATTAACATAATATAATCCTACAAAATGTTCTGTGTCTTGATCGTAATGTGGTTTGTTGTGACTGTCAGCATGCCCGTAAGGACACATTAATTTTAAATTTGCTTTTGCTCTAATAATTTCGTAAGGAATATTTATAACATTTAATAATTTGTTTAATATACTATTTACAAAATCAGAATTGTAATTGTAATCGTCTATAAAACAATGAGAAAATTGTATGTAATCGTAGCATTTAAATCCATAGTCAGCATCTTTTTCTGATAAACTAGTTTCTTTGTAGTACCACGGGAAAAAATCGTGTAGTAATTCATTCTGTATATAAGATTGAGTTTCGGGGTCAACCAAATCATTAAATATTTGGTATTTATTATTAATTAGATTGAGCATATTTATTCTAGTTTTAACAAAGTTTTTCCGTCATATTCTCCTAAAGAACCTTTAATAAATGTATTTAATGCTACACTAATTCTTGTTTCTTGATTCTTATAGTCTTCAACACTGTGAGGTAAACACGATGGAAATAAAATTAGTCTATTTTTTGGCACTTGAATTTTCATGCTTAAAGAAGTGTTTGCATCGTAACTTTCGTAGTTAAATTTAAATGAAGGAAATAATTCCTCTCTCCTGTAAAACACAATAGTAGATATTTCTGGGGCAATATAATAAACGCCACTCACAACACTATTTCCGTGCGTGTGTTGATGATGACTTTGATTTGTTTCTGTGTAATTAGTCCACGATTGAGTTATATAAAATTCACAATTTATAATTTTTAAAAGTGCATGAACATAATAATCTATTTGATCTTTACAAAATTCTTTTAACCTTTTTAACTTTGGATTGTCTAATACATTACTATCTACTGAACTAAAATTGTGTGCGTTTATCTGTCTTTCTTCATTTAAAATAATTTCTTTTTGTTTTTCAGACAAAACATATTCCTCTTCAGAAACAAAAACAGGTACTGAAAATATTTGATTAATTCCCGGATACACATGAATAATATGTTCATTCATTAGCTTTACAATCAAAATATTTATGGTGAGTGCAATACATATTTGCAGACGCAACTATCCTATTCTTCTCTCTGCCTTCTGCATAGTGGGGTGTTCTACCGTTAAAAATTAATAAATCATTTGGTTTTACAACAACTTGCACTTCTTCAAATGATATATTATCTAAAAATACAATAGATGTATATTCATTTTCTACCCCCAAATACCAAACAAAAGAAAAACCGTACCACTCTTGCAAATGATTATGTAGCGTGGCTTTACTATTTTCGTTGTACCATGCAACCCATAAATCTTTTATAGCAATATGTGGGTAACTATCACTGTGATTTATGTCCTTTAAACCATCACGTAAAAACATAATTAAGTCTGGAATAACAGTATCTCTACACTCTTCTTCTGTGTGAAATTTCCAACTTGTTCTGCCATCAAGTTCTACTAGATTATCGTGACCTTTTATTTCTTCCTGTTTTAATTTATATTTTTCTGCAATACTTAATGTTTTTTTTCTTAACTCATCTGGCAAACACATTTTAACTATCTCTAGTGTCTGACGAGTCCGTATAATTGATTTCGTTTCCGCCCTAAAAGTTAGTGACATCTACCATGCCCAAGATACAAAAGAGTATCTTGCTCCCTTTTTAATTGGCTCTACTCTATGTGGATATAAAAAAACAGATGGAAAAATAAGTATATCACCTTGTTTTAAATCTAATTTTTTATTATTGAACATTATAAATTCACCACCTTCATAATCATCATTTAATAACCCAACAATACTTAAAATTGGTATTCCTCTTACACTTCCATTAAATAAACTTTTAATATGATCTACATGATTTGCCATTCTTTTATTTTTTTCATATTTATTTAAACGGAGTGATGAGTAGCCTTCCCACCCTTCAAAATGTTTATGTAATTTAGAATAATCAGTAAGAGCAACATATACTAAATTCATGATATTTTGGCTTCCTTCAAAATCATCATAAGTTATATCTAATTCGTTTTCTCCTGATCTTTTATCATTTGTATTTGACACACTATTATAAAATGTATGCTGTTCATAATTAACAGTTTTTAATTGCATTTGTTTTATGACGTAATCACAAGTCTCTTTATTAAGCATTTGTGGAAATATTTGTATGTAATGCGTTAATAAATTTTCGTGTGTAAATGTTTCTTCATTTGGATTCAGTAACATAAGATAACCAACCTGTTGCTATATATTTTGTTTCTGTTTTTGAAAATATACCTTTATGTGTAAATGTCCAATCAGCACCCCATATAAGTGTCAAACCTTTTTCTGGTTTAATTTTTACATCTTGATAATAAAAATGTGTTTCCCCACCATCATTTACATCATTTAAATACGTCATAAAAACTAAATGTCTACACGCACTACTTAAATAATCGCTACTACAACGTTCACAATGATACTTATGAAAACCCTGCATTGGTTCATACTTCTGTATGTTCCAACCCGTATCCATCTCCCATTTAGCGTGATTTAAATCACAATAACGATATTTTTCTTTATATTTTTCTACACATTTATTAAGAGCATAATAATACTCCATTATTTCTTTGTCTTTGTTTGTGTTTGTCTCTCTCATTTAGCGTGATTTAAATCACAATAACGATATTTTTCTTTATATTTTTCTACACATTTATTAAGAGCATAATAATACTCCATTATTTCTTTGTCTTTGTTTGTGTTTGTCTGTATAGGCAAATCAGTTGAGTCTTTGTATATTTTTTGTATACCCCCACCAGTTTGACCCTGTACAGTTTTCTTTACATTCTTATAAAAATATTTAACTAAATCATCTGCAACTTGGGGGTCAATGTACCACCCACAAATAAAATTATCCAAAGCATTAACTTTGTGTTCTTTCATATATAGTTCCTTGACCCACTCATAATATCATCTCCACACTTTCGTAAGTATCTCAACAATGATGCAACTTGACTTGTGCCTGTATACATGGGCAATCCCGAATTTAATTCTTTTTCTAAATCTTCAGGTCTCACTGCTTCGTAGTTCATTTCAACATTCCCATCTTTATTTAAATACGCTTCTAGCGAAAACAATTTTGCTTTTACTTTACTTGATTTCATAAACTGAATCCAGTTCACCTATTTTTAAATTATAACAATCCGCCTTAAAAACAAACCCATTATCAGGGTCTACTTGACCTTTTCTATACAAGGTAGCTTTACTGTAAAAATCTTTTTTAGAAATCCCCCCAAGAATCCAAGCTTTACGTAAATCACATAGTATACGAACAAACACATACGCATCACAATCTTGTTCCGTTCCGTGTAACGCTACAGAACAATCGTAATTAGGCATAGGTTTTGTGTTGCAACGTTTTGTTTTAACATCTATCCGTTTACCTTCTTTAACTAGATCATAATCGTATGTATTTATTTCTTTCGCCTTAATACTATCAGCAACAATCACCTCACCTATCGCCCCTACAACGTTACTAGAGCCACCTGTAATACTTCCCTGAAGAATACCCATCGTGGAAGCTTTTTCCCTCGCACGGATCATGTGATCGTCACTAATCGGTATCTCAATAATCATTTACGATGCACCCAAATCCACAACTTCACAGGCATCTGCAGTACACGCAAGTTCTCGAGATCCACTTGTATTATCCTCTTTTTCGTAAGAAGAAAACTTATCCCAGTCTAAAGTCGGGGGAACAATACTCTTCCACTCATTATACTCATCAACATCTATATCTTGGTATGGTGCTTGTTTGTATGTATGATCACTAAAGGGTAGAAAGGAAACCCCTGAAGCTATATCAAAATTCTTGTACATCCAAGCACCCACTTCCATCCACTCTTTCTCCTTTACAGAGATAGTAACAGATGGCTTGTGTTCACACCACAAGTCTGCATACAATTTCCACAACTCAAGTTGTTCAACTGCACTCATTTCAGTTCGGGTAATTGCACCACTTGGAGATTGCATTGGAAAAGAAAAAACAGTTACACTATCTGGCTTTGTAATGTCAGGTTCGTTAGGTATGCCTTCTTGTTTCATAAACTCTGTTAGCGGATCTTTGTTATCACCTCTAACTGTTCGTATAAAAAAATCGTTGTGTCTTGCATGAATACCAGAAGACGCATCTACAAGTTGTGATACTGTTCCACTAGGCTTAACACAAGTAATTGCCGTTGATTGTGGTATACCTATTGCTTTTGCGTATTGTTTGTTTGTATCTATTGCAACTTGTTTCATCTCTTGTAACCAAACTTTAGAATCAACTGTCCTAGATAGGATACCATGATCCATAATACCTGTCAAGGAAACACCAAGTAACCTTTCTTCTTCTGTGTTGTTTTTCCATATTTTTCGTAAATATTTAAGATCAGTTAAGGTAGACTGAAATGTTCCTAGCATCGTTGCAACTCTTACTTTGCTACGTAAAGTTTGTAAATCATCTGTCTGTCTAACTACAACCTCTGAAAGATTACAAAACTGGTAAGGTCGAAGTATAATCTCTGAACATGGGTTCGTTCCCCACATGTGTCCAACTTCTCTCCTGCCATTCTTTGCGACCTGTTTGTCAGCAGCCTGCCTATTAAACATGCCCCGTTCCCCAGACTTTGACTCGTACAAAGCTAACCATTCTCTCATGTAAGTATCCATGTCTGGCTTGCCTTTATACGCAATAGAGTTGTTTGCTAATGCTCTTTGTCCATTTGCGTTCCACCATTCTCCTGCTTTAGCGTGTCTCATTTGATCATCCCCTAGATTAGATAGACTAATCAGCGCTGATCTTCTTACACCACCAACAACAACAACCTCACCAATCTTGCACATAATGTCGTGACACTCTACACAATAAAGTTTGCGACCTCTTGCTTTTTTAAATTTGTGAACAGTAAACTCAAACAAGTTAACTAACGGATCTGCACCTGATGCTCTACCCCCCATAATCTTTAATCTTGCCCCTGCAGGTCTTATTTTTGACACATCCCAAGATGGAATCATTCCTGAATAGAGTAGTGCAACTAATTCTCTATATGCTTTTGCCCAACCTACTTTACTATCTTCTACAACAATAACAACGTCAGACTTTTGCATACACTCACTAATCACAGGTAGTTTGTCTATGTTTTCTCGTTCTACAGAAAACCCCACACCTGTTCCACACATAAGTATGTACATGGCTTCATCAAATGAACGTGGACTATCTACAGGAAGATAACTACAATTATAACCACACACGTTATCTCTTTCAAGTGCTTCTCCTGCCGTCATCATTGCCCTCATAGAAGGCATTACAGATAGATTAGTTATGTATTCTGTAATTATATCCTTGTCGGCTTTTGATATTTTATAATCGTGCTTTTCTTTTAAAGATTTCTCCATAAAAGAAACATATCTATTTACAGTTTCATCCCAGTTTTCTCTACGACTTTCACCGTCAAGCCATCTTGCATACCGTGATTTATGTATAAATTGTTGATAAGACGTTGGTAAACTATTTGATATTAACATGTCCATTCTCCTCTCTGTTGTCTACTATTTTTATTAGTTTATCTAAATACCATCGTGCTTTCTTTAAATCCTCTGATCCGTTTTTGTATCTATATCTCCACAAGTATTTTAGTATGTTCCCCTGTAAGTAATATTCAAATCCTTCACCTGTTGCAGATTCTATAGCATCAATAGTTTCAATACCATTCTTGTTGTAGTGTGGTGGATGGTTCACCATATCTTCTTTAGTTTTGCCTGATAAATATTTAGGACTACTATCCATCTCTTCTTTTACATTTTTAATCTTTTCTTTAATCATGTCTCTATATTTCATATCAATGTTCACTCGTAAAGTCAACTTTAATTACATTGTCTTTGTACTCTATTTTTTGTCCTGTATCATCAGGCAACTCACTAAATAGTCGCTTACTTGCATACTGCATGGATAATTCCCCCATACCGTAATTAAATATATCATCTCCCCTGTTACGTAACAGCGCAACTAATCCTTCGTGAGTAATAGAACCAACCGAGTGATCTCCCTCATCGTGGTACTTCCTACCTGTTGTATCGTAGGCAACCATATTAAATTTATCGTCATCTATATCGGTAATAATAACGTAGTAATGCCCCTTTTGAAGCTTCATGCTTTTTAGCATTTTATGTATTTTTTTCTCATCCATGTTTAAACCACTCCGCAGGTATTGTTCCTTCTGCCCACCTGAAATCGTACCTGTTACACCAATCAGCGTAGGTTGTTTTACTTCCTTTATATATTTTGTTCTTTGCGTTCATAAACACAAAACGAATATCTAATTCTTTGTGTTGCTCTTTTACAAGTACCATTTTTACTCTGTCTGCTTTATCTAAATGCCCCTTTGCTTCAATAAATATATTTGTGTCGGGTAAATAAAAATCAGGAGTATATGTCCGAACTTTAGGAACATAAAGAAACTTTTTTGATTCGTATTCAAATTTTATTTTATTGTTAACTAATACTTTTGCTAACTCCAATTCAAACTTTGATCTGTATTTTAATCGCTTCATTTCTTTAACTTCATTTTTAAGTTTAAAGATTCCATTCGTTTGTTTACGTACCCTGCCAGTCTTACAGATTGTTTTTCTATTGTAGTAAGTTCTTTTGTTAGGGGATACATCGGTAGGCATATTATCTTTCCGTAATTTAACGCTTGGCTAATTGCTTGAAATTCATTTTCTATTCTTATTATATCTCGTTGTTCGGTGGCTGAAGTGAGAGTGCCGTTTTCTGAAAAGTTTTCACGAAGAGTAAGGGGAATACCTCTTTCATGTTGACGTAAGAAAACGACATCTCTCCCGCCCCCCGATTCACGGTGGGATTCTATATAAACGTGGTACAAAGTTTCATTGTATTCCATCAACTCTAGTAAATAGCTATGAGAATATATAACTGACATCTATATTACTTTCTTTTTTAATTTTGAATACCACGCTTGAGGTGGATTTTTTGCTCGTGAAGTTACCTTGTCGTGTAACACTGAATCTTTCCAACAATACTTTTTAAACCCACACATGTTACAAGGTTTAGGTAACAATTTATTTCCTGTCCTGACATCTTCACCTTTATCTCTGTAAGTTTCAAACACATCTTTGTAAGGAACAACAAATTCCTTATCAGGACTAGTTAACATCTTTATTCTTTTCTTTGCATCTTCTAAATATTCTTTTCTATCTTCATCTTGCCACTCGGGTGCTTCAACGACTGCTACTTCACCACTAGATTTATTAATTGCTATCCATCCACCAAACGGTAATCCCGTTGCTTCACCGTACAAATGACCTTGCATAACATACCCAAACGGATCATCTTCTTTTATTTTACTGTACCCACCATATCCTGTGTACTTGTATTTAAATGCCCAATCACTTGCCGATTTAATATCCCAAACTTTCTCTTGCCCTAACTCATCTCTTATAATTAAATCAAGTGTTCCCGTAACTTCTGTTCCTTCAATATTTAATCTAACTGCTTTTTGTTTTGCGACAATATCAACCCCTGCCTGTTCTAAAATAAGAACGGCTATAGATTCGACTATATCCCCAAACAAAAACCTAAACAGAAGATTGTATTCTGTCTCTTGTTGAATACCTTGACGTTCAAGGAGTTGCTGACAAATAGGTCTACCCAACCCTGACATACGTATTTTGTATTCTTTTGTTTTGTTAAGCTGAATAAGAACGGACTCTGTACAGGAATCAGAAAATTCCTTTGTGGCTTCGGGGGGAATATTTACTTCCCCCCTACTTGCCCGTTCCATGTAGTCTTGAATTTTAAGCGTGAGCAACATTGAAGTCGCCTGCCAAATCATCATCCTTTGCAGGTGAGACTAATTTTACTGCATCTCTGTATTGATTCATAATACTTTCATTATGTGCTTTTACAGTTTCTGCAAACTTCTTCATTAACTCCTTATCGCTATCTGTTATGTCAGTTTCGCTAGATAAAGACGGAACTGGTATCCAAAACGTAACCGACCCTTTTTTCTGTCTTTGTGTTCCTATTTTTATAACACACTTCTGCATAATTTTTTTCTGTTTAGTTAAAGTATTTATAAACGAACTTATTGGTATAAAACCTGAACGTTTAAAATAAGCAACAACAGGATGTCCTTCAACTTTAACTTTATCTCCGTTGCCTTTAACAAAGCTACCACTTGCTATTCCGTAAATAACTTGGTTGCAAACTGCAGAACGGGATTTAAGTCTTAATGGATCATCTTCGCCTAGCTTCTCTTCATCGCTTGAAAGTAATCTTCCACATTTACTTCCGCCTTCTGTGTCAGGAAAATCCCCTGTCATAGTTGGCTTTTGTACAGACTTACAACTAAATATGCCTTCTTCTGCGTTAAACTGACTCCACTCAAATGTTCTTAAAATAGGTCTCAAGTATACATCTTTTGTATAGATATATTCCCCATCATAAAACATTTTCCAGTCACCTCTTGTCAAAGTCTGACCATCTTCTGTTTCTGTGTCGTAATTAATATTTAGTCTTGACAATCCTTCTCTGCGATCACCACCTGAACTCTTCTGTCCAGTTGCCTGCATTAAAGCATCGTTGTCGTCTGCACTGAAAGCATCAACAATCTGATTCATTTCAGTGTCTAAAGTTTGTAAATTATTATCCATAAATTTTTCCTTTTCTATGTATATTTAAGGTTAATGTAATTAGAGACTACAAATTAACTTCAGATAAGTCAAGCCAATTCTTACCTATTTTTAATTCTATGCCAACAGGCATATCATACTCAACTCCATATCTGCGTTTTGTCTCCGTTGGTAAACAGAGCATAGAGTCTTTAAGTATTTGAATACATTGGTCTTTTTCGTCTGGGTGAACGTCAAGTACAATTGAATCGTGAACTGTGTTGCAAATAACTGATTGCATATTTTTCATTGCCTTATCTAATTTCACTAACGCAATGGGCAATAAATCAGCAGTTGCAAAACCCTGAACAGGGTAGTTACAAATAGCCGTTCTGTTTGTTGCAGAACCCCACTCTGTCCATCTAGCATCGGGAAAAGAATATTCCCTGCCCGATGGTAATTTAATTACTTTATTTGTTACGGCTTGTTTCTCAAGTTCTTTGTGCCACTCCGTAACTTGTTCATATTTTTCTTTAAATCTTTGATAGTATTGTTGCTGACTTCGTGTACCACTAACACCACCATACAAAGGTTTAAATGTGTGTGCTTTTGCTTCTTGTCGACTACACCCTATAACAGACGCAGTATAGCTATGTACATCCGTTCCTTCAAGAACATCTTGGTAAACTTGAGAATCTTTTGCAAGAAATCCTGCAACTCTAAATTCCAATTGAGAATAGTCACCTTCAAGAATATACCCCCCGTCAAATCTACTTTCAACAACCTTTCGTATAGCAAACGTAGAACCTCGTGGCATGTTTTGAAAGTTTGGATTACGACTAGATAGGCGACCAGTAGCCGTAACACATTGCATAAACTCGGGATGAATAAAACTGTTGTCGTCTACATTGTTTTTCATCCCTTCTACAAAAGTTGAAAGATATGTACGCAACGCATTGTACCGTGAATACGCTGAACAAAACTCACGGGCATCCCCTTCTAACTCGGGCAGTCTATCCTCAAGAGTTGTCTTGTCTGTTTTAAATCCTGCTGATGCCGTATCTCGCACCGTTCGAGGTATTATCTTAAACCCTGCAACTTCCCCCGTTGAAGTGTAAATTACACCCTTACCTAAACAGGTTTTACAAACACGCTTTGCTTTCCCCATAGAACCATCTTTTCTTTTTAAAGTAATTCTACCTGTTCCAGAACATTCCTTACATTGATTCCCAATTGTTTTGTAAACTATATCAGTCATGTTGCGAACATGTCTTACAAAATCTGTGTGTTTCATACGGGTTCTCATCTTTGGTTTAATTGTGTTGCCCCTCATCTCATGTCCTAAATTAAATGTGATTGACCAAAGATTTTTATCTTTTACTTTCCTTGAATACAAAAGAATACTTTTATCATCAGGACTAGCTAGATTAACTGGAGTATCACCCATAGCTTTTTTTGCTAACTCACCTAGCTTCTTTTCCAACGAAAGCATTTCTGTTTCGTATTCTTTTTCTATCTGATCTAAAGTGTCCAAGTTTATTTTTAATCCGTTTGTTTCTACCCTAGATAGTGTGTCCACCATCTCAAATGATAGTTTAAGTGTTTCTTTCATATAAATCCTCAAATGTTAAGCCAAAGACTTCTAATTGTTTAAGTGCAACCTGTTCAGTTGCAACCACGTCTGCTTTACCATACTCCTCAACTATTTCCAACGGAATAT